ACCAAAAATTAATACAAACATGACTGCGTTTTATTCTAAACTTGCAGACAGAAAACAATTACAAAATATTGAAAAAATGATTGATAATGCATGGAATGACGCAGCTTCAACTATTGATGTCACAACCCCAACTGCACACAAAGCAATAACTGCATTTAGTATTTCTGGTGAAGGATTTAGTGAAAGTTCTTCAAAAAGAGCGTTTGCAAATCTTGCTCGTGCGTTTCAAAAAGACAAATTAAAGTTCTATGCAGATGATTTTTACTATAAGTTTAGAAACAATTTAATATCTGCATTTTCCACATATATATCAGATTCAAGAAACATGATGTATCTTTTAAATACAGTTGGGTATTATACATATGATGACCCAGATGCAACACCTTGTCCATACAAACTTTTAATTGGTAGTGAAAAGGGTTCTACAATCAAAGATGTTTCTTCAGATGAAGAACAAAGACAAATATTCTTTACTAATAAATCTACAGAATTAACACAAGTTAGAACTTCTTATGATAAAAAAAGTCAAACTTTTAATCTTGCATTTGGATATAGACCATTAGGTAAAGTCATATCTGCACCAATTGTTTTAAGAACAAGAGCTGCTGGTGGTTGGTCTGGTAAAAGTTTATACATTACAACAAGTGGGTTTAAAGTGAAATGATTAATTTACTAGAGGGAAAAGAGGGTAAGAACCTACACTTAGAACATATCGAAGATGAGATATTAAACTTTGGTGTGCCTGGGGGTAGAGCTGCAATTAACTTTGTTCGTTCCCTAAGAGATATGCTTGCTGGAGAATCAAGGTCTTCAGTCAACATGACAGTCAAGTGGGATGGTGCGCCTGCAATATTCGCTGGTAAAGACCCAAGTGATGGTAAGTTTTTTGTTGCAAAGAAATCAGTATTCAACGCAACTCCAAAATTATACAAAACAGCCGCAGAGATTGATGAAGATGGTCTATCTGGTGCATTGAATACAAAGTTCAAAGTTGCACTAGAAGAGTTTTCTAAACTTGGTATCAAAGATGTTCTTCAAGGTGACTTGATGTTTACATCTGAAGATAAAGGTACAGAAAAAATTGATGGTAAGTCCTTCATCACATTCCAACCTAATACAATCGTATATGCAGTTGACCCTACATCTGATATTGGTAAAAGTATTAATAGTGCAAAAGTTGGTATTGTATGGCACACAACATATAAAGGTTCTACATTACAAGATATGAAAGCATCATTTGGTGCAGATATTTCTGGACTTACAAAATCAACTTCAGTGTGGATGGATGATGCAACTTATAAAGATGTATCTGGTAAAGCAACTATGACCACAAAAGAAACTGCTGAGGTTACTACACACTTATCAAACTGTGGTAAAACATTCCAAAGAATTAATGCACCTCTACTCAATAAGTTCTTGAGGTTACAAAATTCACTCACTGGTAAATTAGTTGGTGCGAGTTATAAAACATATAACAATACCAAGGTTCGTGCTGGTCAGGCTGTTAAAGACCCTAAAGGACACGCAAATGGTTATATCACTCATGTAGAGAATCATTTTCAAAAAGAAATTGAAAAACTAAAGACCCAGAAATCTAAAGATGTTCTGGAAACAAAGAAGACTGAATACCTAAGAGAATTTAAAAAGATGTTACCCAATCTTCAACAAGTGATTGCATTGCAGATGCACCTTGTAAATGCAAAGATGGGGATTGTGAAAAAACTAAATAGTGTTAAAGGTTTAACAGATACCTTTATCAAGACTAGTAATGGATTTAAAGTGGTTAACCCAGAGGGTTATGTTGCAATTGATAGGGTTTCTGGTGACGCTGTGAAGTTAGTTGATAGAATGGAATTCAGTTTCAATAACTTTACTGCAATAAAGGCATGGGATAAATGAAAACTTTAAAAGAAATGTTGTGTGAGAAGGCACCAATAAAACCTACTAAGTCTCCAATGCAAAGACGTAAGGAGATGGGTAGAAGGATGAAACTTCTTGCAAAGAAATCTTCCACAAAACTCAAGAAAAAGAGAGCTCTTCTCCGTAAGAGAGATACTGCTTCTCTTATGAAATCAGCACAAAAACAAGCAAAAATGACGGTCATCAAGAAACAGTTGGGGCCTGAAGTTAACTATAATGAACTTCCAATACAAAAAAGAATTCAAATAGACCAGAAGATTACTGCTAAGAAAGCAAAAGTTATTCAAAAGATGACTAAGAAAATTTTAAGAAAATTAAAAGCAGGAGAAGGTGAGAGAGTTAAGAAAGCAAAACTCGCTCAAGCGGAGGATTGATATGAAAACATTTTCAGAAGCAAGAGGTGACACTGCTATATTTACATTTGGTAGATTTAATCCCCCAACAACTGGTCACGAAAAACTCATAGACGCACTTGCAAAACAACAAGGTAAGAACGCTGGTTCTTTAATGTATGTTTATCCATCACACTCTCAAGATGCAAAAAAGAATCCACTTCCTCATGCAAGGAAGATTGCATATATGAAAAAGATGTTTCGTAAGTATGCGAAAAACATTATCACAAGTAAATCAAAAAATGTATTTGATATTGCAGTAGAACTACACAATAAAGGACATAAAGCAGTCGTTATGGTTGTTGGTTCTGATAGAGTTGAAGAGTTTGATAGATTACTTAACACATATAATGGTGTTGATGGTAAACATGGATATTACGGTTTTGATGATATCAAAGTTGTATCTGCTGGTGACCGTGACCCAGACGCAGAAGGTGTAGAGGGAATGTCTGCATCTAAAATGAGAGCTGCAGCTGCCCAAGGTGATTTTGATTCTTTTCAACAAGGACTACCTAGAAACTTTGGTGATGGTAAAAAGTTATTTGATGATATTCGTAAGAATATGGGTGTACGAGAACAGAATTGGACAGACGAAGAAATCATGAGAGATGCATATATTCGTGGTGAGGTTTGGAACGTAGGAGATGTTGTCGAAACAAAACTAGGTGACGAAGGTACAATCATACGAAAAGGTACAAACTATGTTGTATTTGAGAATATGCAAAGAGTTTGGTTACATGACCTAGTTGAAGAACCAAAGAAGATTACAAAGACAAAACAAGCAAAAGGTGACGTTGCAGACGTTAAAGGTACACAACCAGCAAAGTATTATTCTAAAGATGCTGAGGGTGATGATATGTCTAAGTCTACTAAGATTGCTCGTGCAAGACATTTTGCAAAGGGTGGTTCAAGAGGTAAAGCTCCAGGCGATGCTAATGCAAAAACTAAACCATCTCAGTATACTAAAAAGTTTAAACAGATGTATGGTGAACAAGATAAAAAGAAAGAACCAGCAAAGTCTGACCAAGAAAAAGAAAGAGATGAATTTAAGAAACTGCAAAAGGATAAGAAGATTGCAGCTCTACAATTTCGTATGGCAAAAGATGCAGAGACAGTTGCAAAACTATCTGCAATGGAACGTAAACTTTCTGATGGTGAAAAAGATAAATTAAAAAAATTAGAAAAAGATATTGACAAGAAAGATTTTATTGATAGATATGGAAAAGAAGAAGGTGAATCAATCTACTATGCAACTCTAACTAAACTTGCAAAAGGTGAGAGTATAGAAGAAAAAGATAATCCTTGTTGGGATACACATAAACAAGTTGGTATGAAAAAGAAGAATGGTAAGATGGTGCCTAACTGCGTTCCAAAAGAATCTTATGAGATTGGTAAAGACTACGCACAACACACATTTAAGATTGACCCACATTCTGCACCACAGAATTTAGATGAAAAGATTGAAGGTCTTGTAAACAAATCTAAACAAACTGGTGTTCCATATTCTATACTCAAGAAGAGTTATGATAGAGGAATGGCCGCATGGAAGGGTGGACATAGACCAGGCGCTTCCCAACAACAATGGGCATTTGCAAGAGTAAACTCTATGTTAACTGGTGGTAAAGCAGACCCAGACCTACAGAAACAAATTAAAGCTGGTGGGTATAAAAAGAAGAAAAAGAAAGAAGAGTTTGATAACAATGTAAAAAGTGGACTAAGACCACATTCTTTTTCTGATACACCTAGTAGTAAAAAGATGCCCATCAATGCAAAGAAGAAAATTAAGAAATACGATATTGATGAGTGGTATGAAGATGATGAAACCATTATGCTATATCAAGGTAGATACGGTGATGAATGGTTGAAAAAACTAAATAATACATACGAAGCGATGTTATCAAAACTAGATGAAGAACCTTGTTGTGATGACTGTTCAGAACATTTTGACCATATTGTTGAGGCCGCAGAGTATCAAGGTAAGAAGGTCAAACTAAATGACCCCATTCGTACAAGTGAAAACCCTAAAAAGAAATTTAAGGTTTATGTAAAGAACGAAAAAGGTACAGTCGTTGTGGTTCGCTTTGGTGACCCAAATATGGGTATTAATCGTGATGACCCAGGCGCAAGAAAGAATTTTCGTGCGAGACATAATTGTGATGACCCAGGCCCCAAATGGAAGGCAAGATACTGGAGTTGTTATCAGTGGCGTGCTGGTGCAAAGGTAGATAACTAAAGGAAAAAGATATGAGTAAACATGGACAACCAATGAGTCAGACACTTGCACAAATGCATTTGAATGAATTAAAAATGAATGACCCAAAGTTAAACAAGATATTTGATAAACTTAAAAAGGGTGATAAAGTAAAACTTAAAACTAGTTCTACAATGAGTAAGGGTAGTGACTTTGTTGAGTACATTGTAAAATCAAAGAATGTAGTAAACAAGGGTAGAGTCGAAAAGATTACACTTGCAACTGTAGGTAATGAAAAAGCAGTTAAGAAGTTTCTATACAAAAGAGATGGTAAAGTAACATTTGCAATTG